ATGGGCTGATGGTGCTTTCGATAGGGCAATTTCTGAACTAAGAACAAGAAGAAATTATCTATTAGCACAGACAGATTTTTATGCTTTATCCGATGTTACAATGTCGGCAGAAATGACGACTTATAGACAAGAGCTTAGAGATTTACCAAGCGGTTTAAGTACAGTTTCAGATGTTGAAAATGTAACTTGGCCTACTAAACCATAATGAAAGATTTTATACTAGGTTTATTAGAAGTTTATTGTGGGAAAATGAGCAATTGGGCTTGGAATAAACGATGGAATAAAGAAAATAGAAAAAATAATGGCTAAATTATTGAATACGTTAATAGAGGGCCCTAACAGGCTCATAAACAAAAGTTATACCTTATTAGGTACTTTGGGTCACTAGATTCATTTAAATCGCTGTATATGGCTCTAATGCAATCTTTTTTTATTAATTTAACTTATTTTTGGCGGATTTCTTAATGGGATTAATATATACAAGAAGTGAGTATTTCACTCCTATAAAAAAGAAAACAACAATAGGTCATTCAACAAGAAGTAGACCTTTAAATAAACACAAACGTAAAATGTGGAAAAAATATAATAGACAGGGGAAATAATGGCAACAATACAATTACCAGCAGTTCAGTTACCGACAGGTGTCACACCTCAACCACAAGGAGTAACATCACAACAAACTTTGGAGAAAATGAAGAAACTTGTAAAAACTCCAGAGTTACCAGTAGGAGGTAAATTATTAGCACCTCAAGCATTACAAGCAAGAACTGTTGAATTACCAACAACACCTGGAGTAGCTACAACTGCACCTACAGCCGCAACACCTACAGCTCCTACAACACCAACAATAACACCATCAGTTGCACCAACGACAGCAGCAGTAACAGACCCTGCAACAATGGCTGCTCAACAATATACAGCAACAACTGTGGGTACTGCTCCGACAATGGCAGCAGCTCAAGGTACTGTAACTCAACCTATGACTGCTGAAACTGGGCAAATAGCTGCTGATGCAACTGTTACCGGACAACTAGCAGGACTTCAATCACAAATTACAAATGCTTTAACAACAGGAACAAATCTTCCTTCATGGGCACTTGGAGCACAAAAACTTGTAGAAGCTAATATGGCTAAACGAGGAATGGGTGCATCAAGTATGTATGCTGAAGCTTTAGCTCAAGGAGTTATGCAAGCGGCAACTCCAATTGCTGCGGCTGATGCTCAAGCCTATAAGGAAATGATTTTCCAAAATTTAAATAATAGACAGCAAGCAGCTATAACAAATGCCAATTCATATATTAAAATGGATATGGCTAATTTGACAAATACACAACAAGCTAATTTACAAAATTTAGCAGCAAGACAAACACAGTTATTTTCAGACCAATCAGCCCAGAATGCAGCAGCGCAATTCAATGCAACTAGTCAAAATCAAGTAGACCAATTTTTTAATAGTTTACAAACGCAAGTCAGAACAAATAATGCACAAAGAGCAGATGCTATGAATCAGTTTTCAACAAGTGAAAAAAATAAAATTTCTGCAATGGACGCAAATAATCAAATAGGAGTTGAAAGAGCAAATGCGGAAAGAACAGCAGTTATTAATCAATTTAATTCTCAGTTAGAAGATTCAAGAGAAAGATTTAATGTTGAAAACCAAAGAGTCATAGACCAATCAAATGCACAGTGGCGTAGACAAATTAATACAGCTAATACTGCAGCAACAAATGCAGTTAATCAAACAAATGCTCAAAATTTATTAAATATGTCTAACTTTGCTTTATCATCTCTTTGGCAAGAATGGAGAGATGAGGCAACGTGGACTCAAGAGGCATCTCAAAATATACAAAATCAAGCACATAATATGGCTGTTGCTGCTCTACAAAGACAAATGGAATTTGACTTAGCTGATAAAGCGAGTGGAGATAGAATATTTAATTTAATAGGGCGGTTTCTTACTGGCCTATGGAAATAATAAGAGAGGAATAATGTTTAAAGATTTAATTAATAATATTTTTTCTGGAACGAAAGCAGGTGGAGGAGGAAATCCTTTAGCGGCATTTGCAACTTCTTTTATAACAGATAAATTTAAAGAAAAACTTAAAAGAGGAGCAGAAAATGTTTTTGGTGGAGATGCACAAGACTTATCATATCAAGCTTATATACCTAAAGGACTGGATTATAGTGCTTTTATGATGGGTCCAGAAGGAGTTAGTCGTTCAAAAGTAGCAGGTTTTCCTGGTCCACTTATTGCCGAAGACCCTGGTGCAATTAGTTTTTTGTGGCAAAAAAGATTAAGCACTTATATTAATAGCGGAGAGGTAGCATAATGGCATCAACAGATATTCGTAATCCTTTTGACGCACCAATACCTGGACAATCTTTAACTGATACTCCGGGCAATGCTTCATGGGAGCATCCACCACAATATACAAAACTAGATGAGACAGCAGAAGTTGTTTGGGATTTATTACATGAGCCAAATAAATTGGAACAAATTATTTTATTATTACATTCGGGAGTATCTGTTGAAGCTTTAACAAAAAGTGTAATATTTTCTGGATTTGTAAAAGGAAAGTGGACTCCAGATTTAGGTCTACTTCTTACTGAAATCGTATTTAATCAAATACTAGCAATAGGAATGAGGGCAAAATTAAAGAATATTAGAATGTTAATAGGTGACCATACTAATAGTACATTTAGAGAACAATTAGCTGATTTTAATGTTAGTAAAAAATCTGATGAGTCAAAAAGAATAAAATCTATAACCAAAATTAAAGAAGATATTAAAGAATCATCTGAAAAAGTAGGTTTAATGGCGGGGGGACAATAAAATGGCTTTAGGCGGTTTAATGAGTTTGTTAAAAGATGTTGCAGTAAGTCCTGTAGGACAAATAGCCGGTGGTGTAATGGAGCAAAAGGTTACGGATTGGCAAGAAGAGGCAAGGATAAAAAAAGAAAATGATGAAAGGAATGCACAGTTTACTGATGCAGTTACATTAAAAGGTATAGATAATATGACTAGTCAAGAACTTCTAGCAACTCAAAAATATGGTGCTTATAATCACATTATAGATGCTGGTGTTCCAAAATATGTCGCAGATGAGTTATGGGCTGGAGGCTTTTTTGATAAAGCTCAAAATAGTCCAGAAGGTGTATATAATGTATTAGCGGAAGCAGAAAGTGCTTATGGAGTAGACTTTTGGAGAGATAAAACAAATAAAGCACATCAAGATATGTTGGCTAGAAGTCAAGAGGGTCAAGAAATGTATGGCTATAATGTTGAAGCCCAATATAAAAAAGGTGTAACTGATAGGCAAACATATATTAATAATGCATTATCTAGTTATGGTAGTATACCAAAAAATACAGCAACTTTAGTAACAACTCCAAATGTAGGTGTACAAGAGGGAGTACAGCCAGTGAGTGTTGATACTACACCTGATAAAGTGCCTCTTGATTTAACCAAATATTACCCAGGACCAGAACTTGTTGGAGTTGATGCAGAAGAAACTCAGAAAAGAATGGCATTAGCTAACGAAGACTTTTTACAAAATATGGGTTATAAAAATATTAGTTCATTTTTTACAACAGATACTTTGGGTAACAGAATATTTAAATGGGATGATTTAGAAAAACAAACTCCTGGAGTAATTAAAGATAGAACTTTATTTCAGACTGCCGTTGGTAATGTTTGGAGTACATTAGAAGCAGGGCGTGGAGAAGAGTTTGGATTTGGGAATTTACAGAATCAATTCGGAAGTGGAGGAGCTTTAGATGATGCTGGACTTGTTCATACAATAGGTAGAGTAGTAGCCAATGTAATAAAAGATACTGAAAAAGAAGGACAAGCTAACTGGTTTCTTGATAAAATAAGAAAAAACATTGAAAAGAATGCGAAAGCAGGAAGTACCATGGAAGTTATGATGCCTACATCTAATGCAGAAATGATTAAAACACTTGAATCCTATAATCCAAGTTGGCTTGATGAATTAATATCTATACAAGGTAAAGATAAAGAAATCCTAGAAGGTTATATAGGTGGTACAGCGAAAGAGTGGGAAAATCCATTTATAAATACACCATATGAGTATATTTTTTCTGATTCTAAAAATATTCCTATTATAATAGACCCTGTTGAAGGTCTTGGAGATTCTGCAGAAAGGTCAATAATGTTAGATGAGATAGGACAAAGATATCAAGATAAAATATTATATAATAAAAAAGACCCATTAACTTATAATCGTATTCAAATGTTACATAATTATTATCGTGGGGAACGAGCAACAAAAACAATAGAAAGTGGTCGAGCATATGAACCTGGTGTAAGCGAAAAGATGCCTATACCTCCAGGTATACAAACAGCTCGTACTTATTCGCCTAGACCAAGTTCTGCCTTTCTACAAGGTGTAACTCCTTCTGGTATAATGGCTGATGTAAAGTCTATATCTGCATTAGATGATATTATTAATTTTAAACGTAATAATATTTTCAATTTAGAAGAATATAGACCAATTGAAGGTCTTGGGGATACTGCTTCAGTTCTATTGCATGGAACGGATTTAAATTCTCTTGGGGCACTTAAAACATTAGAAAGTAGGTTGCATACAATTCCAGAGTTTCAAAGAGAACTACAATTATTATTACGACAACAACAACAAGATGGAAGACTTCCAAAAGATTTAACACAAGAAGATATAGAAATACTTGCTGATAGGATTATAGATGATTATGCCTATGCAATTAATGAGGTTCAGTTACAGATGCGTAGTAGAGCAGACGCTCCTACTGATAAGGCACTACCGGGGCTTGATGAAAAAGAATTTATTGATTCTGATGCTGAAACACCACCATCAAAGGTAGAAGAAGATGGAGAGAAAGGTCAAAGAGAAAAGAATGAAGAAGCACTTCTTGAATTTATTGGAGAAAAATTTAAAAACATATTTAGGCCAACAGAAGCACGTGCGGAAGAACCTCCAGCTCGCTTTAAGAAGGAATAATGTTTTGCCATTTATGTTTTAATTGGATAAATGGAATATATATTCAAAGTCACATACAATGTGAACTATGTAAACAAGTAATTGAATCTTGTTGTTCTGGAGAAAGAAGTGAAGATTCAACTTATGAAAATGAAGTTTATATTACAGGAAATATGATGAGAGAAAAACAAAAAAAGATTTGTAAAAATTGTAAATGCGACAAAGATTGTCATTGTGGTGAAGGTGACTGCACGAAATGTAATTGTACTAACTGTGATTGCAAAAGCTATTGGGTTAGTCCACATAATGGAAGCTGATAATGGTTGAAAATTTTACCGAAGAGTGGGAAAAAAGAAAAGAAGAAAAGGCTCTTTTAAAATTAGACCAAGAAGAAAAGGAGATTATAGAACTTGAAGAGCCAGACCCTGCAGAAAATGATGAGTTTTATACACCAGACTCAGATTCAAAATGGGATGTATTATATAAAAAAAGATTAGACCAAGAAATTGAAAAAGTTAAAAATTTATACCCCGATGATACTGACAGGCAACAAAAAGAATTAAAAGATTATAGAAAAAGGGCAGATATAGAGCAGCAATATTCAAAACAGCTTGTTGGTGGAATTTTTGATGCTGTAGATTCTGCAGCTAACTTTACTATTAATAGATGGTTACCTGAAGACTATAAAATAAATTTACCCGATATAGAACCTCCTGAAAATGTAAAACAGGGACTTGTTCGTGGTGGTGCTCAATTTATGGTTCCATTTTTAGGATGGTTTGGTGCATTAAGTAAAGGATATAAACTTCTTAAAGGAGGAAAAAAGGCTGCCAATGAATTTAAAAAAAGTTGGGCAGCCGATTTTGGTTTAGCGTCTGCGGCTGGAGCAATTACTGATGTTGTACATTTTAAGGCAGAAGACCCTACATTATCAAATCTTATACAACAATATCCTCATTTACAAAATCCTGTAACAAATTTTTTACAAACTGACCCCGATGACACAGAATCTCTTAATAGGTTTAAAAGGGCTGTAGAGGGATTTGGACTTGGTAGTCTTTTCCCAGTAATTTTTAGAGGAGTTGGAAAAGGTTTTAGTTATACAAGAGAAAAGGCTACTGAAAGAATAATTAAGTCTACTGTAGATGCAACTGATTTAAATCTTACTCCTCAAATAAATCAAAAAACTGGAAAGCCAATAAGAGGTAGTTATCATGCCCGTGTTGGTGGAAATGAAATATTTGTAGATAGGAATAGTGCCACAAAGAAATGGGATGTTACAATTAATAATAAGCGTGCTTGGTCTTATGACAGACTTTCAGATGCAAAAAAGGGTATTGATAATTTATTGAATCACAGAACAAATCTTGATGAAGGCTTAAAAGGAAAACATAGAAAATTAGTTGATACTAAGGAACCATTATTTCCGTATATGGGTTCAGGGCTAAAGGAAAAAACCTTTACACAAAGATTAAATGATTTTTTTAGGGGACGGCAAATTTTAGATTATTTTGCAATGAAAGTGTTTGACCAATATCATGGTTCTAAACTTTTAGGAAGAGAAGTATTTAGTGGAAAGTTAACCCCAGAAGGTCTTAGAAAACTAGGAAGTGACCAATATGGTGGGTATAAAGAAGTTCGTTTAAGACAAGGGGCTGCTGGAATAATGGAAGCTATGCTAAAACATGGGCAAATTAGATGGAATAAAGGAAAAGGTCAATTTGAGACAATAGCAAAAAACAGAAAATCACTACGAGAAATATTATCTCCCGTTGATAAGGATATCAGAACTTTTATGCAATATTGGGCTGCATCACGATTGATGAATATTCAAAAACAAGTAGAGCCTGCTAAATTTGTAAAAGTTAAGGGTGAACCAGATAAGTTTGTACCGGGTGTATATACAAAAGATGAGGAAAAAATAAAAAGATTATGGGGTGACGATAAAAAAGTAGAATTGGCTTTTCGTAATGCTGCAGGTCTTGGTACAAAAAGAGCAAAAAATGGAAAGTTATGGAGTGAAATTCTTGACGAAGTAGATGAATTTAATGATTCTATTTTAGACCTTGCAAAGGCTTCAGGAATTATTGATGATATACAATTAGATAAATTACGAGCTTCTCCACACTTTATACCTTTTTATCGTGAATTTGCGGATGAAGCAGGTAAGTCTGCAAGAATTTTTGGAGGTGGTGGACTCGGTAGTGTTTTATCGAAACAATTTAAAGGTGCTCCTATTGGGGAATCTGGATTACGAAGCAAGATAACTAAGGATAAAAAGAAAATTCCAAATAATGAAGGAGTACCAAAATATCCTTTAAAAGATTTAGTTGAAGGCTATTTGGGAAATATGTTTAATATTATAAAAAATGCAGAGCGTAATAGAGTTATGCTTTTGCAGATTGCACACATTGAAGAATTAATTAGACAAAATACAATACCTATAGCAAGACGATTGAAGGCAGAAAAAGTGGAAGAATTAGGAAGAAATCTTAATAAAAAGGAAACTGCAAAAATAAATAGATTAGCAAAAAAAGAAGCAGCAAAAGATATTGGAGAAAAATGGGCAGAAAAAGTGCCAAGAAAAATGCAACAAATAAAAGTTGATTTGGAAAGTGGTAATATAAAAGGACAATTTGAAGATGCTGGTATAGATATATCAAACCTAGAAGATTTAGTATTTTTTTCTCCAAAGAGACTACAATTAGACAAACATGAATTTATGGTTACTAGATTAGTAGGAGGTAAAAGAAAATTAGAAATATGGCGAGTATCTAAAAATCAACCATTTTTATTTGAATCTTTTAATGCGCTTTATGACAGAGAAACAAAGTTTCTAGGAAAGTTTATGTCATTTTCTTCAAAATTTAAAGGTCTTTTAACACGTGGCGTAACATATGACCCTGGCTTTTTTATGTGGGCAAACTTTATAAGAGATACTGCTTCTGCAGCTATTTTATCTAAAAATAAATTTAATATTCCAGTTTACTCATCTTTAGGAGGACTTTTAAAACAATGGCGCAAGAATCCAGTTGTAAAAGATAGGGATGGGAAAGTTCTTAAAAATGCAGATGGAAGTGATATGCGCTATCAAGATATGTGGCATGAATTTGTTATGAATGGCGGCTCTTTCGGTTCAACATTACTTCGTACAAATATTAATGAAAATGCATTAAAAAGATTATATAAAGAAATGAATATTCCTTATGACAGAGTTCTTAATAAGGCAAGTGATTTACCAATAGCTGCTGTAAAAGCACCATTAAGAGCTGGAGGAAAAATTATTCGTGGATATGAGGATGTTGTTTCAACATTTGAATATGCTACACGTTTTCAAGAATATACTCAATTAAGAAGGCGTGGAGTTGGTGCAAGAGAAGCAGCATATCAGGCAAGAGAAATAGCAACAGACTTTGGTATGCATGGTACAAGTCATATAATTACATTTTTAACTAGACAAGTTCCATTTCTTAATGCAGGACTTCAAGGTTTATATAGGTCTGCTAGAGCATTTGAGGGATTAACAAAAGCTGAAAAAATCTTTGTTGGCTCAAAAATTGCTACGGCCTTAACTTTACCAACTTTATATTTCAGATATCTAAATCATGGAAATAAAGATTATGACCAACTACCCCAACACGTTAGGGATATGAATTATGTAGTTCCTCTTTCACCGGATAAATCGGGTAAACCAATAGAAGAGAGATTTTTATATATTCCAAAACCATTTGAATGGGGAGCAATGGCAACTGTTCTGGATAGAACTTGGGATTGGCTAGGACCACAAGCTATAGTAATAAATGGAAAAAAGATTTCATGGTTGGAAGGGAAAGAAGATTTTACATGGGATGATTTTGTTGCAATCGCAAGTAAAGTTGTATCAGAACAATTACGATTAGATATTATTCCACAAATAGTTTCACCTTGGGCTGATTTGGCACTTAATAAACGCTTTACTGGTTCAGCAATTGTTCCAGAATGGGTACAACAGAGTCAAGAGAAAAACGCTCAGTATTATCCTTGGAGTAATGCTGCAATTGCTACAGCATGGACGAAGTATAATTTAGGTGTAACTGGTTTAAGTGCAATTCAATTTGAATATTTACTTAAAGGATATACGGGTGCAATGGGTCAATATTTTTTAGATTTTATGGTAGACCCGCCATTTAGAGGTGATGACCCGAAAGAGGATATAATGTTTACAGCCCCTAGAATAGAAACTGACCCTGCTCTTGTACCGGGAAAAAAGATTAGCCCGTGGATATTTAAAGACTGGAATAAAGTACCATTACTTAAACGTATATTTAGTGTTGGCCCACATCAGCATACTCAAAATATATTAGATGCCTATAAGTTACAAAATGAAATATCTACGAGGGTAGATACATTGGCTAAATTTGAAAAGGGACCTGAAGCTAATCCAGTTCAGTTTGAAAAATTAATAGAGGACCCTTATACACAAGATATTTTACTATTAGATAAAACGCTTGCAACTCAATTTGATATGATGAGTGAAATATCAAGAGAAGAAAAAAGACTTTGGGGATATAAGGCGGCAGATATGACCCCTGAAGAAAAGGGAGATGCTCTTAGAGAACTAAGAATACGAAAAGCTGAAATTGCAGATTCAATTATGGAAGCACTAAAAGGAATGGATTTGGAATATGTTATGCCAAAACTTTTCACTATTCCACTTACGCACCATGAAGTTAATTTATTTAAACTTGTAAAGGACTTGCCTAAAGTTAGAGACTTTCTTTTTCCTGGAGCTAAAGAAGAAAAAAAATATACTCCAAGTGGAACAAATTTAACTTATGAACAAATGTTGGAGTATTATTAATGGCTAACAATAATTTAGATGACCAGACAAATAAAGTGATTGTACCTATACCTAAACCTAATATAAATGACCAAACAAATGAAATAATAGGTACTTCAGATTGGAGTAAAATAGGATTAAGCTATGTAGATGGTAAATTTTATCTTGAGAACCCATTATTTGATAGAATGCTAGTACAAGAAAGTAGCAGAGGAGCAAATTTAAAAAGTCCTAAAGGTGCTATAGGTTTAATGCAGATTATGCCCGGAACAGCTAATACTGCACAATTAACAGATGATGAGGGTAATTTAAAAACTGCAGGTTATGGAATAAATTATACTTTAACCAAAGATGAATTACTTGACCCTGTAAAAAATATTAAATTTGCTATGGAATATTTTAAAGGTTTAAGAAAAAAATTTGGAACTGATGAATTAGCTTTAATGGCTTATAATTGGGGACCAGGAAATGTTAGAAAATGGCAAGCAGGTGAAATTTCAAATGATGAAGTTCCTACCGAAACGATAAATTATATTAAAGATATACTTGGAGACTTAAAATGACGGATTGGCAAAAAGATGTTTCTGAATTAAAAACGGATATAAAATATATTCGTGATGATATAAATATTATGCAGAAACAAATTAGAGATTTAAATAAAACATCCCATATGGGTTTAGGTGGACTTAAAGTATTTTTATTTGTAGGTACATTTCTTGGAGCTATATGGACGTTTATAAAATTAACAGATTAGGGGAGACTTATGGAAACAATAAAAAAATTTTTAAGTGAAGTAAAAGATATTGTAGGTTTTATGTCAAGAGGACAAAAGATTTTTTTTGCATCACTTATTATTGTTATAATTATTTTAATAATTAATTAATAATGGAATGGCTGCTTGCCACTATAATAGGCGTATTTGCCGGAAATGTTATAGAATCAGGCAGTATTGAAAGTGGAGGAAATATAATGGGTGGTTTACCTGTAGAAATGATTACAATGCTCGGCTCTAGCGTATTGGGTGGTGCTATGACTCTTTGGGGTCAATCAATAAAAGCTAAACAGCAACAACAAGTAATGCTTATGGAGCGTGCAAAATTTCAAATGTCTTCTATTGAAAAGGCACGGGCTTATGACAATAAAGGATTTCAATGGACACGAAGAATTATAGCATTGATTGCGGTTTTTTTTATTATCGTATGGCCTAAAATTGTACCAGTAATATTTGATGTTTCGGTCTTTTTAACATGGACAGAATTATCACGTGGATTTTTATTTCTAATTGAACAAAAAGAAATGTTAGTGGATAGAGAGTTTGCAGGAGTAGTCATTACACCAATGGATACACATTTAATGTCGGCAATAGTTGGATTGTATTTTGGTGGAAGTCTAGTTAAAAAATAATGCCTGACAAACCACTAAGAATTTCAGAATCGGCAGCCGTGCAGATGCCTATGAAAACGGTTGCTAGCCTCATAACATTAGTCGCAATCGGAACATGGGCTTTTTTCGGTATTCAGGAAAAATTAAATCAGCACTCCACACAATTAGAGATAATGGATAAAGACTTAGTAATGAATACTGAGTTTAGAATCAAGTGGCCTCGTGGTCTTTTAGGGTCGCTTCCTGACGATGCTTCTCAATTCATGCTTATCGAGGACCTTTACAAGCAGGTGGAAAAAATTCAAGTAACCGTTGACGGCATGATGCACAACAAAGTAAATATAGAGTTTCTACAAACACAAGTAGAAAAGATGGCAGAAAATATTGAAAAGTTAAAAGATGGTCAACGAAGTTTAGAATACACAAACGGACGTTAATATGATTGAAATGGTTATGGCGTTATGCCTATTTATAATTGAAGGAGACGAGGCTAAATTAAAGGAACATTATTTTCACCCTACAGTAAGTTCCTGTTTAAAAGCAAAACGTGAAGGGGAAAGAAACGTCTCGCCAGAAGATATAATGTTAACGTGTGATAAGGTTTTAGCCGAAACAGAACTAGAGGAATATAATGGGAGGACTCGTATCTTAGAAATAATTGAGGAAGAATAGATGAAAAAATTTGCGACCATTTTACTAACCTGTTTATTTTTTACAGGCAATGCATTTGCAGGTGGAACTGTAACTAACTCTGGTACAACCGGTACAAGTTCGGGAACCAATACCCAATCAAATGCTTCTGGGTCCAATACAACAATTACTGGTGGTTACTCAAGTAATACTGAAACAACATATTCAGGTGCACATAATGAAGACTCAACATCAACATCGACAAGTACTACTAATAATAATAGTACAATACCAGTAAATTCAGCTAATGCTCCTAGTTTTTCTGCAATGTCTCAAGATGTTTGTAGCATGGGTGTTAGTGGGTCCTTTTCTTCTCCTGTCTTAGGTTTCTCTGGCGGCAAACACGTAAGAGATTTAAACTGTGAAAGAATTAAGTTAAGTAAAGTTCTTCATGATTTTGGAATGAAAGTAGCATCAGTTTCTATACTTTGCCAAGATGAAAGAGTTTTTGAAGCAATGCAAATGGCGGGTACTCCCTGTCCCTTTGAAGGAAAAATTGGACAAGAAGCATTAAACGCATGGAAGAAATATGATATTGAGCGACCAGATTATGAAACATATGTAGCTAAACTTGAAAGTCGTTCTAGAATAGATGATGAATTAAAAAGAATCGAAGAAGAAAAAATAAAGGAAGAAGAAACTCAACTTGAAAAAACAACAAGACTTAAGAAAAAATTTAGCGATGTTGTTAACAAATGATACGAACATTATTAAGTATTTTACTAATTTCTTGGACTACAAATGTTTATTCAGAAAATTTAACAACAGGAAATTTATTACCTAATGCCGGAGATGGAGTAGATTGGGGTTCCAGTTCTACTGAGATGATTAATGATGGTGGTTCTGGGTATGTTTCCAGTGGTGATACATTTAATGGTTTTACTGTCACTTGCGATTCTTCACAGGCTAATTGTGGATATAAATACGATGTAGGTGGAGACTTTGAGGTAACAGGAACAGCAACTATATCTGTAGATGATATTTCACTTACTAATGAAAGCAGAACACAATCAATGCTTGACCAAGGGATTACCCTTAACAATTATATTGATATAGCTAATTGTGAAAGTTCATCTGGTAATTGTGAATCAAAGTATGGAAGTGATGATTCACATAGTATTACAGTAGAACTTGAAAATTCTGATGGAACCACATTATCAACTGTAACACAAACAAGAACTAATCTTGTTGGCTTTCAGGGTAATTGTAGTGGATATCCAACTTATTCAGGAAGTGATGGAAGAGCTACGGGATGTGGCCAGTATAATGATACTATAATATATAACAGCACTGGTGCAAATAAAGTTGATTGGTCATGGAGTGGAACAGATAGCAGATATGGTAATGGCTCAACTGCAAGCTTAGGTGGGCCAAATCTTTTGGGTGCTAAAATGACCATGACGTATGATGGCACAACTTATGACCCATTAGATAATACTACAGAAGAATCTCTTTATTCAATAGATGATACTCTTGATGAAAGTTTGAGTGATTTTCAGGAAGAAGAGTGGTTTTATGAAGAAGACTTTACATCATCGTGGGATGATGAATGGGTTTATGAAGAGGAATTTGGATTCGAGGAAGAATATTCCTTTGAAGAAGACTTTGGTTTAGAAGAAGAGTTTACTTGGGAAGATGATTATTATTTTGAGGAAGAGTTTACTTTTGATGATTTTGAAGACGTTTCTATAGAAGAGTTTGAGTTTGAAGAATTTGAAGAGCAAACCTTTTTTGATAACTTTGAGTTTGAAGAATTTGAAGAAGTTGCAATGGAAGATACTGCCTTTGAAGAAGAATTTGAAGAGCCTGAATTTTTTGAAGAAATGTTTGAAGAAGAATTTGAAGAAACATTTACAGACTTTATAGAAGAAACTGGAATGGCAGAAGAATTTGAGCAATTTCTAGAAGAAGAGGGAATAACACAAGAAGAATTTTTTGAAGAAATTGTAGAAGAAGAATTTGCTGAAGAAATTATAGAAGAAGAGTTTGTTGAAGAAGTTATACAAGAAGAACCAATGATTGAAGAGGCTCCATCAGAGGTTGTTGAGAATGAAGAAGCAATAGAGGAACCTGAAGAAAAAATAGAAGAAACTAAAGAAGTGGCAGAAAATGAAACCGAAGACACAACCGAACAGGATGAACCCAGTAGCGAAGATTCTGAGGACACCGAAGTACAGTCAGAGGATAGTGAAAAGCAAGAAATTGTACAATCGGAAGAAAACGTCATTAAAGAGAAAGGAGTTACTACAAGTGTTGAAAAATTGGAATCTGAATTAAAGAAGAATTTAAAAAAGGTTGCTAAACACATAGCTTTAATAGCAAAGAAAAATACTCAAAATTTTACAAAAGAAGATATATTTTTTAAAAATAATAATACATTAAATGCATATCTTAAAACTAGTTTTTATAAACCTAAAAAAATATATGAGGATGTAAATCTAGGATTATATAATCAACTAGATTTAAGCGCTTATAGCAAAGATATTTATACAAAAATAACCCTTGCAAGTTATATAGAAAATGACCCTGTAGAGGTTCATAGAAAAAAACTAGAAGAAATAACTAGAAAAAAACAAAAATTAATAATTGAATTGGAGGCATTACGAAATGAATAATTTAGTTACAAAGCTCAGTTCTATTGCAGCCTTAATAGGTGTTGTCGGGGCCATTGGCGCAGGCTTTGTACAATGGGGTAAAATCCAAGCAAAACTTATAGAGCTTGATAAAAGAAAACCGGTAATAAATCAAACAGTTGATTTAGGGCCAGTCAATGATAAAATTGCAAGTCTTGAAGTTGACTTAATAGATAGAATTGAAACTGTAGATGGTAAAATTGTAACAGTTGATTTAGTACCTATTAAAGAAGACATAACAGAATTAAAAAATAGGAAAGTTAATCTTAAACCTATTAATGATTCCATTAAACAATTAGAAGCTTCGGTTGCAGACTTAGGACAGAAAGTTGCAATTGTTGCAAAAGAAAATCAATTACAAGATGTTCTTATTGACGAAATTAAAGCAAAGTCTAGTAATCCATTAGCTAACTAAGGAGAGTAAAAATGCCTGATTATGGTGGACCCAAAGGATTCCAAGGTAAAAGTGAAAGCGGCAAAGGTAGTGGCGATAGTGCTAGAGAAGAGAGGATACGTAAAAACATAGTTAAGGTTAAACCTCTTGTACTTAAACCAAAGCCTAAACCGGATATTGGGGAAAAAGCAACTGCTACTAAACCATATAAATCACCTTCTTTACTTGAAAGACATCCGCCTCCTATTACTTCGCCAAAAAAAGATGTTAATTTAAAAGAAAACAAAGAAGATACTGTTAAGGCTATTTTAAGTAGTCTTGGTATAGACGACATAGACCCCAAATACTTAGATAATAAAACTTTATCTAAAACAATAAAATTAGGCGAAGAAATAGATGATACTATTGGATGGGGAAATTTGTACCAACTTAGCCGTTGGGGCCTTTTAGATAAATCAGCTAATATTGAGAAAGCGTGGGATACATATACAGCATCTCTTGAACTTACAGAAACTAAAAAGGACTGGGCAGCTAATCTTGAAAAAACGGGGGAAATTGGTAAAGGCTTTGCATATAAATTAAGTCTTGACCTTACAGAAGATGATGAGAACTTGAAAGCTTCTCTTAATAAAACGGGGAAAATTAGTGAATCCCTTAAATATGAAGCAGGTGTTAACCTTACAGAAAATGCTGAGAAATGGGTAGCAAATGCTAAACTAGTTTATGAATTTTAAAGGAGAGTAAAAATGGCCGAAAGAGGTAGATTTGGTAAATCGGCACAGCATTATGGCGGTGGCAAACAGGCTAGTGGTGATACTGCTAGAGAAAAGGCAATACGTAAAAACATAGTTAAGACTAAACCTAAAGAGGTAAAAGCTGTAACACCTAAAAGCGATGCAGGACGTTCTAGACCACCAATAGTAAAGAAAAAATTTGTAGACGTTGATGCCGAAAGAAAAGCCAAAAGAGCATTAATGGCAAAAGAATCTGCTATAAAAAAATCTCAAACAAAAGGTTTACAAGGAATAGATACGAATATAAGTAGGAGAATAAACAGACCTCTATTAGATAAATCATATGCAGACCCTTTAATAACTTTTTCTGTTCCACCATCACTTGAACCTACTTTTGAAGATGATACAGAGAAAAAAAAGATAAAAAAAATTGCCGATGAGACAACAAACATCTTTCAAAACCTATGGAATAAAATGGGGATAAACATTTATGATTTTCTTAGTACATCGGTGGGGGTAGAAAATGTTTATGTAACTAAGGCAGAAAAGAATATCATCGACTATGAGAATAAAGTTAGACTTAACTATCCGGTAACTGAATCCGAAACAGCTTCTTATGAAAACTCAAAAAATATAGTAGCAGAAGCTGAAAATTAAAGGAAAATAATATGGCCATAACAGCAACAAAAGACATGAAAAGGCAATTGATGCAAAACCCCCTAAATACCACACCGGAAATGGGGATGGAAGGCGGAGTAACTCGTCCACAAATGGTTTCTGATTTAGTATCAGCTATGAGGGATTTAGACTTCAGACAATTAATGGAACAATACGCTGCAATATCGGGACAAAGTGTTGGGGTTGACAAACCTTTAACTCAAAATATGATGGCAAAAGATATGCCAATATTGGGCCAACAATATGTTGCTCCTACGCAACCTATTAATACTCAGAATGGTGGAAATAAAACGGGTGTAAACCCCCAAGGAACGGACGTAACCCCTCAAGGAGTTGCGGCAAACCCATTAACAAACAATAATAAATTATATAATGTATAATGTCAGAAATTACAAATAAAGATAAATTAAATGTTAACGAACAAACTGAAGATTTGTTATCTTCACAAACTGTCTTTCCCGGTTTAAAAGGAGGGGAATATATAAGTAATGTAGTTGCACCTGTAACATCAGATGAAACTCTTGTTCCTCCCGATAGTCCAAAGTATTCTCTTGGTGGAAGGTGGAACGCAGGTCTTGATAATGAAAATTCTAGAAATTGGGACGAGGCATATAAAGTAATTGACGAGGCTAACGAAGAAGAAATTGAGTTAATTCTAGATAAATTTTTAGGATTAAAAAGTCTTCAATAGACTATTTAATTTTTTATCAAAATTAATTGAGTCAGACATACAATGTCTTACAACAGATGCTAATACGTGCTTATACGCAATGGTATCTAAAGCTTCGACAAGTTTCTTAGGGTCAACCCATTCGTGGTCCGTAATTAATTGACCATGATTATTAACAGACACACAAGTTTTAAAAAGGGGAGCAAGATTTTGCTTCCTTTTTTTATTGGGCTTTTTTCGCTGATTCATTTTTATTTTTTGAGTCAGCAGGTGCGGGCTGTAGTGTAACTAGTGTTCCAACTAGTTTAGCTACTTCTGAGTACGGTCTAGTCCCAAGATAATTTAATAAACTCTGTAAGTTTTCTTTTGATATAATATAGTTCATGTGTTCCTCCTTGATTTATTATATTGTAAAAAATAAGTTTTTGGCAAATTTATATTAATGAGTTTCACCATCTCATGTCTTTCTTGATTTTATTTCTCCGGCTATTGCACAATAGGCCGCCATATCAATATAGCTATCTTCGCTGACTTTTCCTAATTTAGTTCTGGCTATTTTTAATAGGGCCATCATTATTGCTACATCATGTGCATCAATGTCTGTATCGGTATATGCCGACCAAAGTTTTGCAATATTTGTATGGTTGATAACTTTATCACCATAATCTCTATTACGCTCACCTTCTACAAGTTCATTTGCTTTTTCTAAAAATAAATTACTTTTCATATTAAAATTCTACACTTAGATTAAATGATATTGTTCTTCGTAAACCCTTTCCCCTAAAAGGAAATACTTCATGCATTAACCATGCTGGAAATAAAAATATTTGTCCTACGTGTGGTTTAACAGGATATTTAAAATCAACAAATAATTGAGGAGTTCCATGTAGAAATTCTATCCATCCTGCCTGTTCACGCTCTGTATTATTCTCTATAGACTCTGGCATTTTAAGCCACCCTGCCGCAGACATCATTCCAAAATGCATATGCGGAGGATTAAAATCTCCTGCTATAGAGTTAACAATCCAACTGTTATGTAATAATACCTTCTTAATTCCCTTTTTAGATTTTTCTCTATCAAGTTTATCCCCGTCATTTAATTTTGTTTTGATATAAGTGTTAGCACAAATTCCTATCCAATTAAAAAGGCTTGGTAAGTTTTCGTGAGGCTTTGTTTGCCAAATATGTTGTTCAATTTTATGCTCCTGCTTGACATTTCCAACCAAATTATCTGACCAATCCAGTTGCTTAGATTTTTTATCACTCTTGGATATTTTATCTGCATATATGTTTAACATATCTATGTACGGTTTGGGTATTGCAAATTCCATTATCATAGGACTAAATGGCATATGAACTTTTCCTCTTAGTTTATAATCTTTATAATCCATAAATTAATTTAATTTATTTTTTCTTTGTTCTAAAAACTTACTGAAATCAACTTCATCACTTTTTCTGGGTTCTTTAGAATTATCATATATATCTTTTATTCCCTCATCAAAAACGAAATCTGGATTTTGTAAAGCAAGTCTCATCATTCCACGTGCGAGTGTCATTAATATTCCCATTTGTTCTGAATCAATTGGCTCATTAGATACACCACACGCAAAGCCTGTATCTGTTGGGGAAATATATATCATAATAGCTTTATTAAAGTCTACTTTTTTTTCTTTATCTTTTTTCATTTTCTTATTAAATCAAAAAAATGTTTTGCTCCTACTATAGCCAATGGCTCAACTTTATTCATTTTTATAATTCCAAGAGGTATTTGCTGTGTTTTTGAATTTTCATTTGCTTGTTTAATAATGTCATAAATACCCTTAAACGATTCTTTGTTTTTACATTCTATACAGTAGGGGATAAGCATTCGGGCTACATTTGATAGCTTAATGTCTGCACCACTCTCGCCCATAATGGCACAGGAAATATCATTATCCGTTAAAGTTTTGAATCCGGATAATAGTTCACTACGAACCCAATTTTGAAGTCTTCTTCCTTTTGCCTTTCCACTTTTAACTTTCATCTACTCTGGGATTATTTATTTCAGTGTACCATAACCATTTTGGATTTTTACCTTTTGATTGCTGTTGTGGTAAATACTTTAAATTATCACCCCAACATGGTTTCTTATAGGGACAAAATGAACAGGCGAAACTTAATACCCTATTACCGGTGGGTTTCTTGTAGAAAAATTCCTCTTCGTCAACAAAACATCTTTTAAAGGGTTTATTTTCCTTTAATTGTTTGATGTTATTTTTTGCTACTGTTAGGGCTTTTTCTTTGTGCTCCCCATCTTCAAGAGGAGTTTCTGTAATACACCATTCACCCGTTGATTTATTGATAACAACCCAACCGCCAAACGGAGTGTTATCCGCTTCATCATACAAATAACCTTGAATAACATAACCAAAGTTATCATTTTTAGCAATTTCATCAAAGCCCCCATTGTCTCCAAATTTATTTTCAAAGGCATATGGTGATGCAGATTTAATATCCCATATTTTTCCCCCAATTTTTGCGTCCATTGTGCCATGTATCTCATCCCCATTGTCTTTAATTTTTACTTTTTTTTGGATATCTTTAATTTCAATACCCGAAGATTTCATTATTATTACTGCTGCTGCCTCTATTAAGTCACCGAATAAATTTCTCATTTTAAAATTATAAGGTAATACTTCTCCCTCAACGCCATTTTTTTCCATTTGTAATTGGCATAAAGGTCTTCCTATATTAGACATTCTATAAGAAAATTCTTTTTTTCTTTTATCAGTAAATTGTTTTTTAAAAGCTTCCTTACACGCTTCCCCAAATTCTTCAATCAACTCGTCCGATACCTCGACAGAGGCTTTGTTAGCCTCTGCCAAGAACATCTGTACTTTTGAAAGTATCGCAGACATTAAGTTGCCAAAACTTGTTCGGGAGTTTCCTCAGTTTTAGGGGCCGTATCAACAGCTTCAACTACTTCAGAAGTACCCGAAATTGTTTCTGGGTTTTCACCACCCTCAGAATTACCTTGAGCTGATTTCCAAGATTCAATGACTTCAATATTTTCATCTTTTATGATTTGACTAAACATTTGCATTGTCTCAAAGTTATCTTTGGTAAATTCTACCTCTGCATCGTCTATACCAATGTCAGATATATAATAAACATTATTACCAGTCTTTTTTCTTTTAGTACCTAAAAGAAGATTGACGTTTTGAATTAGTTTATTACGGTTTTTTATACTTTTTACAACTTCATTAACAGGTCTAAAATTTGTTCCTGTAACTCGCCATAAAACTGGTAAATCTTTTAGAACAGTAGATTCACCCTCTCCCGTAACGGCATTCATATTTAATAATCCATACAATAAAGTATAGCATTTAATATCTTTTTGTCTCAATGCCTCTTCTTTAGAAACACTATTTAGTTCTTTAAAAGGAATCTTTCCACATTTAACTCCACCGTTAGAATCCAATGCTTCATCTTTCCAAGATTTGAAAATAATTGTTTTATTAGTATATTTATTTTCTTTTTGGTTATAGTCCATATATTGATAGGCTCTAATAAAAGGTCTTAGTTTGACAACTTCTCCCTTCTTACTATAAACCTTCTTTTCAGATTCGGGGTCATAAATTGTGTATGTTCCAGATTCCAATTTATTTCCGTCATCATCTTCTCCGGCTCTATTTATTGCCAGTCTTGGTATCAGGACTGAGCCTGACCCTCCGGCATCATCTTCTTGACCAGTAAGGCGCATAATATCGTCCTTAGACATGGTTTTGAAGCTTACTAAATCATTTACCATAAGTTTTACTCCATAGTTAATTGTTATATTCAAGATTATAGGTATTTTAATAGCACTGTCAAGCTATTAATTTTAGGTCTAACCAATTATTTCCCATTTTTATTTCTGTATTAAGTGGTATATTAAAGTTTATACCATAAATTTCTTTCAAAGAATCAATGACTTGAAGTGAGCCTTTACGCATCAACTCAACTACGATATCCTTTTCATCTGGGTGAACATCAGCTATTACAGAATCATGTACTGTATTAATTAGGATACTTTTAAGATTTTTGTCATCAAATAGTTTCTGTATATTAATACAAGCTAATGGTACAATGTCAGCAGTAGCAAATCCTTGGACTGGATAATTTTTTATTTGTGTGGCGTAACTTGAGCCACCCCAAGGTGTCCTTTCTGCTTTAGGGAAGGCATATTCTCTACCTGTAGGTAATGTTATAATTTTATAAGTAATCGCCTCATCTTGTAATTTTTCATGCCATTCAGTTATTTCTTTATATTTTTCCTTAAACGCATTATAATATTTTTTTTCATTGTCGGTTCCAGACATACCACCATAAAGAGGTTTAAAGGTATGTCCTTTTGCATCTTGACGAGATACCCCGATAACATCCGCAGTATATTTATGAACATCAATTCCATTCTTTATATCTTCCATGCCCTGTTTATCTTGTGCCAAAAACACTGCTATCCTAAATTCTAATTGTGAAAAGTCTACCTCAGCTACATTTCCATTTTTAAATCTGGAATCAATAACCTTTCTTATTGGGAAAGTTCCACCTCTAGGTTGATTTTGAAAATTTGGGTCTCGGCTTGACAGCCTTCCTGTGGCTGTAACACATTGCATAAATTTAGGATACAAAAATCCACTTTTTTTAGTATACTTTTTTATTCCGTCAACAAATGTAGAGAGATATGTTTCCAAAGCATTATATCTTATTATTTTCTTGACAAACTGTTTTAACTCCTCGTTATTAGCTGATACACGCTCCAGTGTAAATCTATCTGTTTTGAATCCACCATCGGAAACATCAGAAACAAACTGGGCTTTCGCATTAAAGCCTGCTTTTTTATCTGTATTTATATACACAACTCCTTCTGATTTACAATCAATACATTTTGACATATTTTTATAAGGGTCTCCATTAACTTTATATCTTTGAATATAACCACTTCCCCTACATTCCCCACATTGTGAGGCTTTTGTTTTATAAATGGGGACCAAATGCATTGTTAATACTTTTCTAAATTCAAGTTTTCTCATTCTAGGTCTTCGCTTAGGTTTTTTTGTATATTTATCAATACCAATATTAAATTCATTTGCCCAAGCTTTTTTGTCTCTAACCCTTTCCCCATAAATGAGCCACGATAACTGTTCTGGACTAGCGGGGTTTATCTTTGTATCCCCCATTTTATTATGTATTACCTCATCTATTTCTATACGTAACTTGTTATATTCATTTTGAAATTCTTGTTCTACTTTATCTAATTGATTTAAATTTATATGGATTCCATTATTTTCCATGCGAGTTAGAGTGTTACAAAATTCACACATCATCTTAACAGTTTTTAATAATCCCTTGTTGCGAGGCAATTTAAAATCTGACATTTGAGAATAAAATAGAGCTTTTGTCGATTTAACATCCTGTCTACCATAATGCTCAACAATTTGTATTGGGATTTCTTCAAAGGACGTGCCATTTTTCATGTAAGATTCAACTGTAGTTGATTTTTCTGTTAAGTTTCGTCTATAACAGCAGTCCTTTAGTTTTAAACTTTTTTTCAAACCTCTTGCTAAGACATATTCACCAATCATAGTATCATATATTTTTGATTTATATGAGAATCCAGCTTCATAAATCCAAGATAAGTCAAATTTTATATTATGTCCTACTAACAATGTAGTTTTATCTAATATATTTTGGACTTCTTCCACACAAGGTTTACCGTGATACTCATTGTGTTTAAAAAAGAAATATTTATCATTCATTCCTATACTTACAATAAAATTATTAGGATGCTTAGGAGATGGGTCATGCCTTTTTGTCCCGTCAACCTTTTGAAAAGATGTTTCTATGTCAAATACTGTAATCAATCTCTGTACCTAGATAATCCCGGTTCAATTTTAACCATTATTTTACCATGCCAACCAGTTATTTTGTTTTTACTAATAGATAAACTCCTGTCGCTTTCATTGCTGTACTCCGAATTAGGTTTATACCCTATACCAATAATTAAATCTGCTTCCGCAGCTTTACCCGTTCTACTGTTTTCCATCATGTCAAAAGTCATATCCCATTTACCAGATGCGTCAGCAGAGGCTTGCGATATTCCAATTAAAGAGCAGTCTCGTCTCTTAGCTATTTCACGTGCGCCTGTATAAATAGCTCTGAGTTTTTCATCACCTCTCAAAAATTTTCCATCAATATGTACTTTGTCCAGTTGGTCAATTACCAACACATCTGGCTTCTCTTTGGCTAGATATGAATCTATTTTTTCCAATGTCCAGTCAACTGTATCTAGTATTTGAATATTATTTTTTATTTTTTCCCACATACCACCTGCCTTTACAGGATTTTCTTTTATTTCATTAAATTTCATGCCAGTGTGTGCATTGATTAATCTCATTTGAGTCCGTATTGCCGGCTCTTCATTGATAAGAGCACACACCTTAGCCCCTTGTGTGGCAAAACCGTCCTGACCTGCGACCAAATTAACCCAGAATGCAGTCTTGCCACTTTCAGGTCTGGCAAAGATAATAATTAAATTACCCTCGCCAATTCCGTTTACCCGATTGCGTAAATCCGTTAAATTAAATTTCCATTTTGTATTATCTTTTAAATTCTCAATTAATTCAGATATATCTTTAGTGACATTTTCATACTCTTCCTTACTGACACCTTTTGATTCATCAATTAAATTTTGTATATCATTAAAGCCACTCTCACGTGTATTATTATATAGTTCAGTAGAAATAACAGCTATTTTTTTTGCTATATTTTGTCTATATAAAGATTCTAATATTGT